CCCCCGGCCTATCGGCGTGAAGATGAGGAACGCGAGGGCAAGGCTCAGGACTACTGCCACGGAGATCCACGTCAGTAGTCCCATCCAAGGGTGCTCGTCATTTACCTTGGGAACGTTCTTGGAGATCGTATCGGTCTTGTCGATGATCTGAGCCTGTTCCTTGCTGCCTGCATCCGCGATGGAAGCAACAGTCTTGGGATCCAGGTCATTGACCATGGCAGACGAGTAGATCACCTCGAACTTGTCCTTGGAGGACTCGGCGAGATGTCGAATGCTGGTGCTAGACGCGGCGATTTCGGCGCGTGGCGAGCAGCCACCAGTGGGCAGGAGGAGAGCTAGGCAGGCAGTTGCGATGCACAGCAGTCGCATGGTGCCTCACTTTCCAAGCTTGTTCGTGACCCAGCGCTTGATCTTGGTGCTGAAGAACAGAAGGGCTCCGGCGCCGACAACAGCAAGCAGGGTGATAAGCAAAATGGAGGTCATGGTTACTCCGTGATAGATTGGACAGTGATATCCGCCGTGCCGTTGTCGTCATGCTCCAGCAGAAGACGATAGTCCTCATTGCTGGCCTCACCTACGAACATGTCATGGGTGTCTTCATCGACGTAGACAGTGACGGAATGGATATCGGTGTAGGAGGTGTAGGTCTTGGTCATAGTTTGGCCGCAGCCTCCCAGTGCCAGAGATACGGGGTGTTGGTTGCGAAGTTGGTGCCACTGGGCTGATAGAGATTGGCATAGCCAGTCTCACTGATTCCGGCGACAACCGCCAGGATGTCATTCCCAGATCCCGCAGGACTCGTGTCCTTATAGATGTACCCAGCGTTGCCGGTGTACGGGCTATAGAACTTGATCGTCGGGGCAGTGGCCATTGGGATAGGCCAACGCTCAGCACCTCGGATCCCAGGACTAGCGACCGTGTTGGACATGAACTCAGAACGCCCGATCCAGGTGCTTGCCGTACCGGGCCGAGTCGCATAGTCGTAGGACTTGGCATAGTACCGAAGCAGTTCCTGCAGGTCATTGGACGGACTGTAGTTGAGCTGCTGCACGAAGTCAGTAGCCGTCCAGTTGAGATTCGTGACCGACACATATCGACCGCTCTGGAAGTAGTTGGTCGAGCCGTTGATGAATTGAGCCAAGCCAAGGCTATCTCCAGCCGTGGTCTGCACCCAGGTGTTTGCGCTGGTGTGATAGTCAGAACCAGCATACAGGACAACAGCAAACTCAGCAGCCCAGAGACCAGAGGTAACCCGTGGCCGCATAGCGGCGAGGCCATCCAAGGAAATCGTGAACGACTGCCAGGTATCAGCGGCAGCAATGGCAATCTGAGTGGTGTAGGTGTACACGTCAGTGCCATCGGTGACGGAGATGCAGACGCAGGCATTGCCAGTGTGGCTGGCCTTGATGTAGCCAGAGATCGAGTGGTCCTGCGGACTAGCTGCGCCCCAAGAGGCAAAGGCAGCGGCACCGCGAGGTCCTTCGATTCGCTGGGCCAGCTTGCACATGGTTGCCGTCGAGGCCCCTGTGGTCGTGGTCCCAGAGTAGTGGGCACACTTCACGCCAGTGCGCGTCGGGGCGACACTGGCCTCAGCAGTATCCTGCTCGATCCGGAAGGCCAGATTCCCAGAGTAGCCGTTGGGCTGGCAGATGGTCATGTACCACTGATCAAGGTAGTACTCGCGTCCCTGCAGGCCAAGGTTTCGGAAACCAGTCATGTTGAAGGCTTCGATGCGCTGGCGCTGGTTCCAGAATCCACTGGGGTTCATGATGAGGTTGTAGGCCTCTCCATGTCGTGCATCGACGTAGGCCTTGGTGGCTGCCCAGTTGGCCCCGTAAGGCGGAGTGGCCAGCACCAGCGGACCAACCATGGTTCCACCAGTGAGGTTCAGGACGCCAGTGGCAACAGTGGTCACCAGAGTATCAACCGTAGTCGAGACCCCTTCAAGATCAGAAATGATCCCCGCGATGACAGTGTTTCCGTCGGCATCGACCCAGTGGGCATCGCCATCGACACCAGAGAGCTTCTCAAGAAGCTGCCCAGCGGTCCCCCCAGCAGGGAGATTTCCACCGCCTCCACCAACCATCGGAGTTGGGACCCACGTTGAAGTCCCAGCATCCCAGGACAGGACATAGGTATCCAGCAGGCCGGTGACATCTACATCATCAAGGTCCTGCATCCTAATCGGAGGCAGGCTTGCGAAGGGGATCGTATAGCCACTGGCGGCAATGGGACCATCAGCCGCAGACAAGTCAGATCGCCGGATCACATCATGATCCAGGATGTTCAGGACTTCCTGGAGCAGATACCACCACTGGGTGTTGCTGCGATTGAGGCGATCGACATCGATCTTGCCAGTGATGAAGGAGGCCAGCTTCACGTTGGAGACGGTCTGCCGACGAATCGTGATCGATTGTCCATCGACATCCAGATCCACATCCGGATACTCCACCGTGGTGGTGCCATCCTCGGCAGTGAAGACGGTACGTGCAGACATGTCACCATCAATGGTGATGGTCTGCTCTTCCTGATCGACAGTCCAGTAGTCGCTGGGAAGCGAGAACAGCTGACGCCGATCATCCATGGTAAGGTTGAGGGTCGAGAGGGCCACACCATTGCGATCGTGGGTGAAGGTCCAATCAACCACAAGCTGCTTGTCGTGGTTGAGCCCAGGCACCATATCAATCGGTGCATAGGAGTAGGTTGCAGCGTCCGTGGTGAAGGTCACGTCGGTGACGGCACGCGCTGTGTTGTCATAGGTCATGATCGAGCGTCTCCAAACGGTGCTAAGTGCGGCTGCCGCCCTCTTCACGAACTCCACTGACTTGTCAGAGAGGACGTAAGGAATGGCAGCGACGACGTGATCCCTAGTGATGTCATGTGTGAAGTCGAGATATGGAGCCAGCGGGCTGTTCTCATCCAGGACACAGGGCTCTGGCAGCTGACTGCCACCCGCCACGGTGTACCAGAATCCAGCGACTCCGGAGTTCCACCATGAGTTGCCCATCGAGTGGGTTGTGGCGAAGTCCTTATGGTAGGACCACCAGGACGTGTAGCCAACAGGCGGTGTGCCCTGGGCACCGAACTTCTCGGGCTCTGACAGTAGCGGACCACTGGTCACCAAAGCCGGGCGACCGAGCCAATCGACCTCAGCACTCCATCTGGAGAAGGCCACTAGGCCCCCAGTGTCATACTGATTGGTGACGAGCTGACGGAAGTAGTAGCTCACGTCACACCACCACCAGATCCCATCGGGGGCATAGACTTCGCTGGAGTCTGCATTGGCTGGGAGGAACAACGACATGATCTCATCCGTGATGGTCTTGTCGATGTCCTTCATGCCGACGCCATTCCAGTGCTGCCAGCTGATGGCGCTGTCACCAAATGCCGGGATGAATGGACCGAAGGTGATGATATGGATGGAGGAAGGTCTCTCATCTGCAGTGATCATGCCAAGCTCGTAGCTTCGATCCATGGCACGCTTGTACTCGCCAGTCATCCGACGCGAGGTCTCCTGCACCCAGAGCCTGTTCTGCTCCGCATCGAACGTGTGGGATTGGGCCACGTCGTTCTCATCGTAGCGGATGGCGCTGGTGCTCCAGAGCGGAATGGCCCCAGACTCCTCGACTCTCGTGCCATTGGGCAGCAGGCAGTAGGAGCCTATACCATGGGCAGGCGCGTGGGACTGGGCCTTGGCCAGGTCCCTATACTTTCCTCCTGCGATCTCCAGGTCAAAGCGCTCCCGCATGGTCATGTAGTAGACTGGATCAGTGCTGACCCGATGCATGCCAGTGGAGAACGGAGTGCTTCGCCGGGCTCCATAGGGAACACCCACGGAATCCTGGAATGCGATGGCAGCCCCGTAATGCACATGGAATGGACAGCCAGAGGCAATGGCCAGGTCTGAGAGATCCTGCCAGAGCTTGATGGCCAAAGCCTTATACTCGGCCAGTGTGGTCTTCGGCATGGAGAGACGATCCGCCTCTTCCTGCAAGGTGGCCGCATGCTGCGACTCCCAGGCCGGGTCGATGCCTTCCGTGTCGAGCTGCTCAAGGATCTCAAGCCAAGGGTACTCGATGTTCAGCATCCATGGACGTGCCTTCTCTTCTGGGGTCATGGATGCGATGACCTCTACCACACGGTTGTACGTATTGGCCGCGTAGTTGTTGGAGGCGTTTGCCTGCATGTAGTAGTACAGCTGGGCATGTTCTGCCATCTGTTCCACATACGGTGCCGCTCCAGGGCTGCTGGCAGAATCGAACCCGAGCCCAAGCAAGTCTGCCTCAACATAGAACGGCAGTGTCACATGTCACCTCCATTAGAATCTGCTTCGGTATCTGGTGCGGAAGATCCCATGCAACTCCATGTTTGTGATGTTGCAGGGACTAGGATCCACACTCAGAATGTGCAGTCCTACGAAGTCAGCATCTTCCATGATAGTCGCCACAGTCTCCCCATCCGCTTCGGTCAACTCCGTGGGCAGGGTCGCTGAGGCACTGGCTGCATCGAAGACAGTCAAGTACTGGGTGTAGTCATTGGTGTCTCCAGCGAGCATGGCGGCAATCACATCGTCCACAGTAGCCGGGCGATCTGCGCACTGGGCAAAGATCGTATAGGCACCAGTGTCATGATGTCGTACATGCAGGGTCCGCAGATTCAGGACACCATCCACAACCTGCCCGTCCTTGTCACGGTAGAACTGCGGCGACAACTGGACATGGTAGACTGCTGGATGTCCCAGGTAGACCGTGGCTCCTTCAGTGGAGTAGTCTCCCTCGACAACAACAGTCATCCAGAGTCCATCGGTAGTGTTCCGCTCAAGGATCTCAAGGGCAATGTTGGCCTGGTCTCCCCAATCGCTGCCGAGCACGACATAGGTAGCCTGCTCGTCATAGTATGGGAACAGGAACATGGTCGTGCCGCTGCTGGAGTCATACTCACAGGTGCAGTAGCCACCTGCAGAACGATCAAGCGCCGTATTGATCACGCCGTTCACCACCTCGATCGCATAGCGGTTGTCGAGGATCGGATAGGACGCGAGGGCAGGGTCGAGATAGACACGCTCCACGAACACCTTGTCCGTGTAGACGTACTGCACAGACTTCTTCAGGACCAGGTAGAGCTGGTTCCCGATGGTATGCATGTCCATGACCTCGACTGACGTGGCATCGGATTCCTGAAGGCGCCAGCGAAAGAAACTGGACTGCAGGACCTGCGTTCCCTGAAAGCGGTTGACATACAGGTAGATGTCTGCCGGGCTGTCGTCATCAACGACCAGGATGCAATCATGCGTCGGCGACGTGGTGATTCGTCGGGGATTCGTCGGGATGTAACCCGGAGCCCGGATGGTCATCTCCGCTGCCGTGTTGATCGCAATGTCATTGGGGATGTACATGTAGAGACGCTGAGGAGCCAGGAAGTAGATCTGGGACCCAATGACAACGGGCTCTGCCAACGGCGAGGTCGCATAAGCGGTCGTCGGTGACATCTGCACAGTCAACGCAGTGAGCTTGTTGTTGTCTGACCCCTTGATCTGGAACTGCACATCGCTATCCGTGTTCACGAACAGGAAGGTATCGAAGGGCAGCATGTCCAGGATCTTCACATAGCGGTTCCACGACGCGGCGACATCGATCGGATCGTTGTCCGTGATGTTGCCAGGATCCCCAAGGAAGAAGTTGTTGTAGTCGCCGACCGCCGACGAGAAGACAGTATCACGCGCCGCAAACCAGACACGGTTGCGATAGAAGGTGACAGCGGTAATCTCGGCCTGACGTCCATCGGAGAAGACGGAAGGCCCAGGGTTGCTGGTGCGATCCCCGGAGGTCCTGGGGTCCCAGGAGATCTGGGAGAAGGACCATTGGGAAATGCCAGCGGTCTTGCCATGGTACCGAAGACGCATGGGCATGCGCTTGCCGTCAAGAATGGACCCATTGTCAGGGGTCCGGATCTTGCGGGTGTATGGCTGCGTCGACTCGGAGATGATCTGATAGTAGCCTGGGTCGCTATCCTGGTACGGGTTCTCGGTGTAGTACACCTTACCGCCAGCAGAGCCATATAGGGCCGTGATGGTGGTTACAGTGTCCGAGACTCCATAGTACGCAGAAGAGTCCCCACTCAGGGGCGGGAACTTGATGTCAACAAACGACGGAACAGCTTGCCCAATCCAGGGCTCGGCTGGATCTGGATATCGGTTTCCCTCGACGGCGATGTAATCGACTGCACGCAGGTACTCCCAGTTAGTCGTGTCAGAAGCCTTCGGAGGATACGTACCAGAGTTGAGGATGTCTTGCTTTGCTCGCCAGACACCGGCTTCTCCGCCATTGCCAGCGACCGGAAGGTAGACGATCGAGCCAGTCGCAATCGAGGTGTATGGATTCCAGAGGAACCCTTGGCCCGAGGGATCAACCTTGACGCTAGTGCGGTACTCGATCTTCCGACCATTCGTGTCAGTAGTGGCACCCTCTACTCCGTCGAGATCGAAGAGCTTGTTGCCAACAGCCGTGCTACCATCCTCAAGCGTGATGCCAGCGGCAGCGCTAGTGAAGCCAGCCTTGACCTTGGTGTTCAGGACCAGGATATCCAAGCCGACGCTGCAGACCTTGATCTCAGACCTTGGGTCTGGCGAGCCATGCTGCACATAGGACCAGACATCGGCAGAGATGTCCGTGTACTGGTCCGCTGGAGTATGGTCCTCAAGTTCCTGCGTATCGGCATCGAGCGCATAGACCCAGTAGAGGTTGTGGTTGGCCGCTCGGGTCACGCCCAGATCAATCACGAGCAGGTAGGTTTCGCTCTCGGAGAACTCCAGCCAGCGATAGAAGAAGGGACCTACACCATCAATCGAGTGCTGTAGGATGAAGCCATTGGGGCTTCCGTCTTCCGTGACAGGGACGATCTCCAGCGGAGCACGCTTCTCGACATTCCGTTCAACACTGACCCAGACATTATCGAGGTTCTCGGCCTCGGTGATGGATCGCCGGGAGGGCGCTTGGCGGCCTACGCCACCGAGCAGGGAGGAGATGAATAGGCGTGCATTCTGCACAGGGGCGGGAACAGGGGATCGAGATCTAGCCATGCTCCCTCCTTACCATCTGCGGATTGCCCCGGGAGTCGTACCCCGGATGGTTCTACTGAGGACAGCCTGCATGCTGGGCAGGACTGACGTGAAGATGGTTCGCTGGTGCTGCTGGGCATCTTGCTGCCCCGCGCGCAACATGCTCTCCATCTCTAGGCTTGCCAAGAAGAGGTCCGTTGCTTGATCGCCCTGGATCAGCATCTGATAATGCCGAGAGGCCGCTGTGATCATGGCGATCTGCACGGATGTGGACATGTTCTCCCACTCAACCTTGAGGATGTACTCAAGACAGTAGGTGTCCGCAGGCCACTCATCGGTCATGTCGGTCTGGTTGAAGAGTCGCTGAGTGTTCGAGTTCGAGACTGCAGCGATGCGGGCATTGAGGGTTTGGCTGTAGTGTATCGACAACAGCCTGACCTCAAGGGCGTCCCCACGCAGGAGGATATGCCCATCCTCATCCGGCTGGACCTCGACAACTAAGGTGTTGTTGACAAGCCCACGAACCTGATAGTCCCGGGTCGTGCGATCAAGAATGAATGAAGCCAGTTCCGTATCCGAGCCCTCAAGGTCCGACAGGACTCGCTGGCCAGCATACAGGCGCATCGTGTTGATGGCTTCGAGTCTGCTGATGTCTCCCATGTAGCCTCCTAGGATACGGGATTGATTCATGTACTAAAGCCCCATGATCCGATTAGGGAACATGGGACATGACTGGTCCTTGCGGGAGCACTGTCCAACTGGACCAGGTAGCGAAGCTTATCAAGCCTCTCCGTGTGGGATGACCACCAAGGGCAAGGCGTATGTGCAGATATTGCGACCATTGGCCATGCCAGGCCTCAGGTTGATTTGTGAGAGTCCGAGCGGTTGTGGCGTGTCACTGTGTGCGATCGGGCGGGAGCCCTTGCGAATCAGAAGACCGTACACCACTCCTTCTGCCATGACGACAGAGGAATAGGTACCGATGAAAACATCGTTCACCTTCAGGCAATAGATGTCCTCAGTGCCGCGCCTGTAGATCTTGTAGGAGTCTACGGTTCCTGTATAACGGACAGCCGAAGCAAGCTTCATGCCATTGCGGAAGTCCGTGCTGTTGTGATAGAGCATGCAACCTCCGTTAGGCGACTCGCTTCCACATCCGTACGACGATGTATGGTGGCCAGTCAATAGTCCCAAGAATCGGCGGGAGATCAATGGAGATGTCAGATTCCTCGGACATCCCTGGGTCCACCATCTTGATCATGTCGAGTCCTAGCGCAGCCTCACTGGCAACAGCCATGGAGAACCACGCAGAGATCTTGACCGTATCGATCTCAGTAGCCACACCCATCGAGATGCGATGCACAAGCGGGTCGACACGTGGATCTACATCTATCTCGACACTGGGGGAGTAGTCAACGATCTTATCAATCCGAATACCACTGTAGGCTAGTTCGGTCTCTGATGAAGGAACGTGTCCAGTGTAGATCCGTCGTCTAGCCTTGATGACAGTGGGAACACTGTCGGTCTCTGTAGCAATTCCTATCTGTCTGATCAACGCGAGATGAGGGACCTGAGCCACGTCTATCTCAATGGCTACTTCAGTAGTGATCTCCAGGCCGGAGTCAGCGACTGATCCCACTAGTGGTGCAAGGGCCGAGTTGGCAGCAGATGGCTTTGAACCACCTGCGCCACCCATCTCAAGAACCTTGGCACCACTGAGGCTGAAGGCCAAGTCTGTCTCAGGAGAGACGGCCTTGCTTGGGGCATAGTCTACAATCTTGATCCAGCTACAGGCAAGACCAAGATCCGTTTCATCTGCCCTACCTGTGTAGCAGGCACGAAAGTAATTCAATCGCTGGGATGAGTCAGTCTCGCTGGAGTAGCTGTGACTGACTACCTTGACCTTCGAGAGGCTCTGGGCCGAGTCAGCCTCGCTGGGGTAGCTGTGACTGACTACCTTGACCTTCGAGAGGCTCTGGGCCGAGTCAGTCTCGCTGGAGTAGCTGTGACTGACTACCTTGACCTTCGAGAGGCTCTGGGCCGAGTCAGTCTCAGTGCTCAAGCCCATCGTGACATAATGCGCTCCAGAGACAATCCCCACCGATGGGGCCTGGGCAGAGTCTGTCTCTGCTCCATAGCCAGTACTCACCAGCTTCTTCATCGTGATCGATTGCTCAGAGTCGGTCTCGGTTGCCACATCTGTGGAAATCACGCGCAGATAGGGAACAATCCCCTCGAACGAGAGGACGTTGATGCCGATGCTCGTGCCGGTGGCCCCGGTCAGGAGCTTGTAGTCCAGCTCGTCGCCCGCCGAGATGGAGACGGTGTCGGTGTCGATCTTCCAACCAGTCTGGCCGCTCGTATAGGTGATGGAGAGGGCGGTGTCCGAGCCGTTCTGCCGGAGCGTGAACGTGGAGTCGGACGACATGCTGTTGGCGTAGACGTTGGTCTGTAGGTTGGTCGCAGTGAACGCAGTGTTCGCGGTCATCTGCGCGTTGGCCTCGGTCGACTGGACCGAGGCGACGTCGCCCATGACCTGCCCGTAGCGGGTCAGGTTGGACGCCTGCCCGTATCCCGATGCCGTGCCGCCGTGCATCTCGGCGATGCCAATGGCCGAGTCGGTCCAGAACCCGACCCCGCCCGGTGTGATACTCTGGCCGCTGCCCGATCCGGTGACCTCAGAGATGCCCACGAGGTCTGTGGCCGCGATGCTGGCCGTATGCGTGGCGTCCTCGAACCGCCCGGTGGTAGTCGACGTGACGGAGACCGTGCAGGTGGTGTCGGCTCCGTTCTTGCGGACGGTGTAGGTCGTCGTGCTCGTGCGGGCGTTGGCGGTGATGTAGACGTGGAAGTCGCGTAGCGTGCAGGCGTTGTTGAGCTTGGTCTGGCCGCGGGCCTCGGTCGACTGGTGGCTGATGGTCCCGATCGGGAGCAGGTAGCGTGTCGCAGAGTCGGTCGAGAACGCTACACCAGAGCTGCCGGATGAGATCCACGACGAGACGATGGTCGTGTCACTCGGGAAGAACTCCCCGCCGCAATAGGTGACGGTCACCAGCTTGCCGCTGCCAGCAGGATCCCCGGTGACGCACTTGAGAGCGATCTCGTCGCCGTCGGCGACGGTGACGTTGTTCGTCGTGTCGTACTTGAGGCCGGTCTGCGAGGCCGTGTAGCTGACGGATTGTGAGGTGTCGGCTTGGTTCTTCCGAGTTGTGAAGGTGGCCGACGGGTTCGCTCCATTGCCATTGACCGCCACGTTGACGCAAAGGTTCTTCCATGTCCCGTCTTGGCGGATTGGAAGCTCGGCGTTGGCCTCGGTGGTCTGGGTGCGGGTATTGCCGTAGAACGGCCAGTAGCGGGTGAGGCCCTCCCCCTGCGTGTTGGAGGTGCCTGCGCTGCCTCCGATGATGGAGAAGGGTGCGCTCATTTATGCCACGACAACCTTTCCGACCCCAAATTGGTTATTGCACCAGGTCTGGGCGGCGTTCTTCTGCTGGGTCGTGAGGGTGAACCCGGTGAGCCAAATGGTGATGACCCGATCCGTGCCGGTCCCTGACCAGTTCCAGTTGAGGACGATGCCCTTCTTGAGGACTACGGCACCGCTTTCGGCATCGATCTCGGTGAGCCCCGAGATCCCAGAGGCTACCAGGTACCCATGGATCTTGTTCTTCTTGCGGTTCTCCCCATCCAGGACAGTGGTATACAGCTGGTTGTCGGCCACGGATGCATGCAAGGAGCACTTCGAGATGACCTTGGAGAAGGAGACCACGCCAGCGGTAACGTCTTCCTCAATGATGCAGCTGCAGGTATCGGGATGCCAGATCTGCTTGGACATTTGGTCTCCTATGGAAAATGCACCGGCCTGCAATTACGCAGGCCAGTGCTGAACTGTCGTATTAGCTAGCGCGGAAGAACACGCCAGTCGTGAGCTGGATGTCGTTACCATCCGGAGTCACAGCAGCGTCGAACATGGTGAGCGGGATAATCCCGGAGTCGGTACCACCAGTGGTATCCGAGTCATAGCAGACCAGGATCTTGGAGATCGCGTTGCCGGTTGCGGCAGACCACGTGACAGTGGGCAGCGAGACATCATAGCGATCGTTGGTGTCGTCCGGAGCCGGGAGAGCAGCCAGGTCAGAGTCAGTCAGGGTCTTGCGACCCATCGTGGTCTGTTCATTGGTAGCTCCCGAGAGGACTGCCGCCAGGTCATCCTTGTCGATCAGGGTGGCGTCGGACTCAAGGCCCGACGTCTCGATGGGCACAAGGATGAGAGCCGAGTTAGTCGGATCGTTGCTCTTGACCCGATTGTAGTACTCGACCACACGGCCCTTGGCGATGTTGAAGACGATGTTTGCCATTCTGTTTTGTCCTTAGTGTCTATTGCGTTTTGGATCGGGATCTTCAATCAGTTAGTCTCACCGACGGTATCCAGATTTGCCTGGGCCTCATCAAGGCCGACAAGCACGCGCCCGGTCCCGAAGGGTTCCCAGACGCCATACCCCAGCAGTGTCGCTGGATCTGTATCCACCACGGTGATGAAGATCGATCCGACAGGGAAGGCCTCCGAGGTTCCAGTGCCCGGAGGTGGAGCCCATGTCCCATCGGCTCTCAAGAAGTTCGTTGTGCCGCCACCTGACGCAGGAACTATTCCAGCGAGTGACGATGTGAACGTGGTCAGGCCAGCCAGCGCCTTGCGGATCAGCCAGAGGACTGTATCCACAGTGGCGTAGAGGCCAAGATCCTTCAGTCCCATCGGTCCCTCCTTGGGTAAAGAGCACCCCAGGGGGTTAGCCCTGGGGTGCCGGTTGTCAGGCAACGGATCAGCCTACGTCAATTAGGCGTAGGGGTAGTTGCTACCGCTGGTGGAGATGTACTCAGTCGCATCGCCAATCAGGGTCTTGATCTTCGCGCGAGTGTCCTGGTTGCTGGCAGTGTTGGACGTGAGCCCAGACACGACAAGCATCGCAAGCTCGGGCTTCTTGATGCCCGTGCCGTTGAACATGGAGACGCGGGTGAAGGTCGTGTTGCGCCGACCATCGTACTCCGAGTACGGCTGAACAGCCTGGAAGCGCATCGAGATGACAGCTTCCGGCTTCCAGATCAGCGCCTTGATGCTGATCGTGGTGCAGTCGAGGTTGTACTTCGACTCGCCGATGTTCGAGGACGAGTAGTTGGCCGTCGGAAGGTGGTTGGTCTTCACGATGTAGCAACCCTGGTACTCAAGCATGTCGGTCATCTTCCACATGCCGACACCGAGGGCAGTGCCAAGGCCACCGGCCTCAGCCACGCCCCCGAAGAACGGACGGCCAGCGCCACCCGCGAGCCCGGTCGCGTCACGCGCAACACCAAGCGAACGGATGTCCTGGAAGGTCGCCGGGTTCACGGCGCAGAACGTCGGGCCATCAGCGGGGATGTCCGAGTTCTGGAGATTGACGTGGAAGGTTTCGATGGCATTGAGCAGCGTGAGCGCAGCCGTGGTCCGCTGGTCGGCAGTGCCGCTGTTGGCGCCACCGAGGTAGAACAGGTTGTCGCTGGCGTACGGGGCCATCGGAGTGACGCCGCGCGGGTCGTTATCAAGAGCCGGGGCATAGCCCGCCTTCATGATGTAGACGCCGAGCTGCTTGTCGCGGATCTTAGCGAGCCACTGGGCAGCCTGACGGGCAAGCTGCGCCTGATAGTCCCACTGGGTCAGCGCGAGGTCGATGTTGTCCAGCTCGCAGTAGGCGACGATGGGCCGCTTGTCGATGCGGACAGCAAAGGTGGTGCTGGAGTACTCGCTGGGGTTGCCAGAGAGCTCGACACCAGCGCCCCACGCCACGTTACCCGTGACGGTCCCAGTGACCGGGAACTCAATCACAGGGGCGACATCGGTGCGGTGCTCAACGAGCTTCTCGAAAGCGTTGTACTCATCATAGGCGAGAATCACTTCACCGGCCCAACGGGGGAGCCAGAGCTTGTTGACGCCAGCAAGGCCGCCCGTAGTGAGGGCGGTAGCGGATTCACGGTAAGGAAGAAGGTCAGCGTCAAGATCGGGATAAGCCATTTTGCGTACCTTGTGAAAGGGACTGAAAGTCAGATTAGTCCCTATGCCATGTCCGATTGTCCATCGATACGCCGATGGGTCGGCTCATAGTCCCGTCATCCGGCAGCTCCAGCCATCACGTGAAGCGATGGGGGAGTTCCTGCCCAATTCGGGGCTCCAACGAAAGGGTCGTTGGCCATTGCTGCGCTTAGCGAGGTCGTGGCAGCGAGACGAGACCGGGACTCTTAGCCAGTCGCATGGCGACGGCATCCCGGAACTTGGGATCAGTGTTGTACCTCGGGTTGTTCCGATCGACTCGGAACTCCTCAAGGTTTGCATACCCAGGCAGGTCAATCATCTGGCCGGGATTGCTGACGGAGACAGCTTGGCTCATGCGCGGGGGCTCCGGGGCACGCGGCGGGTTCGCCTTCGTGAAGTGATCGGAAAGCCCACGCAGGAAGATCTCCGAGGTTTGGGGGTTTGCGAGACCTGCATTCACCTGAGCAAGTTGCTCCGGGGTGTAGACCCGACCAGCCCATGCGAAGATCTCTGCGAGTCGCTCCTTCGAGCCGACGATCGCAACGGACTTCTGCATGGCCTCGGCGATGCGGGCCTTGCCACCAGCGACCAGATCATCGATCTGGGTTGCGGTGTAGCCACGCGCCGAGAGGGCAGAGCGCGAGGCCTCTGCCAAAGTGCCAGTACGAATCACCTCATCACGGAAGCCGTTGTACTCGGCCTCACTCAGCGGCGTAGGGCCAGGAGGCGCCGGAGGCGCAGGCTGGATCTGCAGCGGAGTGACGCCACTCAGCGGAGCCGGGGCGGCAGGGGCCGCTGGCGCGCTGGGCACGGGGATCTGCGGCTGAGCCACAGGAGCCGGAGCCGGGGCCGACGGGGGGATGAGAGAGTCAGTCAGGCTGGTCGCCGGGGTAGTCACAGGACCTCCAGTGTTGATTTGCTTGCGAAGCTCCGCAGCTTCCTGGGCCTTTTGGGTTGCAAGACGCTGAAGGTTCTTGATGCTGTTCCAGTAGTCCTCGACACTCTTGAAGTTGGTCGGAAGTTGGAACCCCGGGGTGTGGGTGAGTGCATCGAACGCCGCGCGTTCCTGATCAGCCGTGGATTGTCCAAGGAAGCTTGGGTCCGGGATCTGGGGAATCGTTGCGTTCTGTGTCTGAAGTTGACTCATGCGGATTGTTCGCCCGTAGGCGAGTCCTTTCTGTTACTTCTTCTTGTTCTTGATTCGAGCGACAGCTTCAACCATGTCACGCATCTGGTTGTTGTAGGCTTCTTGCTCTGCCGTAGTGAGCGCCCCAGGGACACAGGTCCCACCGGCGATCGCATCGACAATCTCGAACATGTCATTGTCAGTCGGGTTGTTCACGGCTGGAGTGGGGATCTTTGACTGTGTGAACTGCTCCAGCTTATAGAGAGCATAGGAGTCTGCGGCAGCATCGGCAGCAGACGCCATGAATGCCGACGCAGAGCCCCAGTTGGGAAGACCGTTGGCATCCAGGTTGTTCTTGAGGCAGCGGAGATTGACGGTGAGATCCGGTGCCGTGCAGGTAACGTCTGCACGACCAGTAGCCTTCGTGGTTGTAGGCATTGTCAGGTCCTTTCAGGATCAGGGGGCTTGGGATCTGGAGGCAATGGACGGCGCTTCTTCTTGCGGCAGTATGACCGTGGGCCACGTGAGATGCCACGGATCATCTTTCGCTTGCGCCTCATGCCATCATTCCAGGAGCCCCGCCACCTTGCTGCAGGGCCTGTGCGATGTTCTGTCCACCAGTCTGTTGCAGGTCTTGCTGTGCAGCGTTGGTGGCAACCTGTGCCGTACCCTGCAAGGCAGCCATGCGAGCCTGGTTCTCAAATTCGGTTTGTCGCTGCTTCTCCATGAGCTGGTTCCATTCCGCCTCGGAATAGACCCAGTTCTCGGGCTCGAAGCCAAGAGCACTGACGAGAGCCGTGTTGTACTCGCTCCACTTGAAACGGGCAGTTGCCTGTGGAGGCAGGTTGCGCTGCATCTCGCCCATCTGCAGGAGACGGGTAAGCCGGTTGTCCCGGTCCATGGATTGCAGGCCAGTGATCACGGAGATGTTCAGCTTCTTGTCCTCAAGTAGCTGGCGAAGCCGTGGATCAAACAGGTTCTTAGAGAGCGCTTCCTCGATGGCACGACTGGCGATCTGCTCAAGAAGCTGTCGAGCGATGGTGACATAGGGTCCACCAAGCCCGGCTTCCAGTTGCTGGCCGATCATTCGGATGGCGGCAGCAGTGACTCGCTCGCCTTCTGGGATCGAGGGGATCGAGTTCAAGAAGATCTCAGCGACCTGCTTGCGACCAGTGGCGACGGCAGACACCATGTACTGGATCTGCGGGCTAAGGGCTGTCGCGGGAGTGACGCAACTGACATCAGTGCCTTCACCGACCTGCCAGGATCCGATCGGCGCCTTGCGCATCTGCTCGACAGTGACAGAGCCACCGTTGCGAGCCATCATCCAGAAGGTGCTGGCCGCAGCCATGCTGTGGACCAGGGCTTCCGTATGTGCCTCAAGACTGTTGATGTCACCATAGTACTCTTCCACATGCGACCGGCTGTAGTTCTCGCCATCGAGGGCGATCCAACGCAGCGGGAAGTAAGGAAGAACCCGGTAGTTACCGCCAGGGGCAGCCTCGGTCCCATCGTCAAACTGACGGGTCTCAGTCCATGTGACCTTGCCATCGGCGTCCTCACGCATGATGCGGACATAGACGGTCTTGTAACCCTGCTTGAAGTAGGGGCTATCAGTCGGGACAGCCGTCGGCACGCCGCTAGTAAGGCTGTCCTTCATGCTCTCGTAGTCGGGAACCCAGGTCAGGTATCCCAACTCTCTCACAGTTCCGTCGACATCACGAGTCACCACAAACTGATCCAGGCGGATCATGCGATAGGTGTCCAAGCCGTCCATGACCATGAGCACATCACCAGTGATCAGGAGATTCTTGATCACCTTGAGGGCCGTGTCACGGAGATTGCCGACGGAGATCAGTCGGTAGAGCTGTGTAGCAAGGGAGTTGAGCAGAGTCTGCTGCTCGGGGGTGGGTTCCTGTCCAATGCCCAGCGTGAAGATGAAGAATGGCTGGTCATTCAGAGGCAGCAGGACTCCAAGGATCTTCGCGGCAAGCGTATTGATTCCCTTTGCGGCCTCGCTGGAGAATGGCAGGACGATCTGCGAGGCATCACTGGTTGACCTTGGGGGAAGTTCACTGGGGATGGTGACGCCGGCACAGGCTCGCGCTCGCTCCAGCTTCTGGCTGCGGAGCTGGTCCTGCTTCAGGTACCATTCCTTGTTGCTAAGTGGGGTCTCGTTCATTCATCCTCCTCCTCAGACTTGCGTCCCGCTGATGAGGGACTTGAAGAGGGAGTCGAATGACGACTGGATCCCCAACTTTTCCTTGGCCTTGGCGACCTTGTCCTGCTGTGTGAGCTCGTCGGCAGCTAGCTTCTGGGCGGCGATGATGGTTGCCTCATTGGCGGCAAGGCGCTGCTGCTCCTGCTGAGCGAGTGCTGCATCCTGCTTGGCTCGCTGGGCCTCAGCATCAAGCATTGCCTGATTCTGCTTGCCGATCAAGGCCTCGTAATCAGCCTGTTGCTTGCTCATGAGCTGCATGTATTCAGCCTGAGTCATTCCACCTTGGATGCTTCCGCCACCAAGGTAGCGTCGATATCGAGGACCCCCGCCAGCCCACACAGGAATAGGAGACTCAGGGAGTATGTCAGTCCGGTGTTCCATGATCAATCCTTGAATCCGGTGGTTATGGTCTTAGAGGTACCGCGACGGATCGCGTAGAGCTGTTGCTGCGTAGCGGCAATGCCTGCACGAAGGGAGTCGATGTACTTCGATCGTTCTTGGTTTGCACCGAAGGCAGTCTTAGCTGCCGTCAGTGTGGACTCGTCAAGGGTTCGTTGCGCGCTGTCCCGCAGCTGCGACAGGCCAGCCTTGGTGTCTGCATCCACCTGCTTCCAATAGGAGCGGATGTATGCCAGATCCTCGGTGTAGGCTTTCTCTCGGAGCGCAGCCTGCGGGTCATCAAACTGAAGCTTCTGATACTGGTACGTGCTGATGAAGGCGTTCGTACTAGGATCACCAAACACCTGCCCGGCATGGTAGTTGGCGGGGTCCACACCCAAGAGATCAGCGAGGGCCTGACGTTGGGCGAGGTTCTCCATGGCGGTTTGATTTGCGGCAACCTTGGCAGCGGCGCTGAACTTCGGGTCCAGGCTCTGCACTGTGATTGAGTTACCCTTCTTATCGGTGATCGTGTACAGCAACGACTCGCCTCGAATAGGCGTCTTGGTTGGGGTAGCAGTGATCTGTGCGATCCCCGCCTTGTCAAACAAGGCCTGCTTGGCGTCCAGGAATGGCTGCATGCGCTTCTCAGTTAGAGTGCGCAGCTCTTCTTCCATTTGCGTCGAGACCGATGTGAAGGTGTAGTCGGGGACTGCCCCCACGACATAGCTGGCGAAGTTCGATTGGGCAGCCTTTAGGGCCTGCCGCTGTGCGCGCAGCGAAGCAGCCAGGTCTACCTCGGGGTTTCCTGTAGTCGTTGGCGTACCAATGGACTGCGTTAGCTCAGCGATGTGCAGGGACGGCACGGCAGCGGCCAGGTCCTTGGCGTACGCTGCGGCAGCCTGCCTACGCACATCATCAACATTCAGGAGGTGATGCGTGATGCTAGCGAGACGAGTAGTCTGGTCGGAGAGCCAACTATTGTGGAAGATGTCTACCGCCATTCACTCACCTCCTTTCGGTCAGATGATGTCATGCACCTTCGGGATTACCTCGCCGACTCCGGGATGGCTTTGATACCAGAGCTGGACTAGGTGCTGGCACAGGGTTATCATCCCCTCGTGCCTCGCTGCTTCCCGTGCTATCTGCCCCGACGTCATCGTAGGGTAGTAACGGGGTCTCATCGTCTTGATGAAGCGGAGGACTTCCTCCACTACTTCCTGTTCCACCACTGGACGCAAGGGCACGGGAGAGGGTCTCAATACGGTCATAGATGACATCGATCGCCTTGATGAGCTTAGCCAGCACTCGGCGCACCTCATGCGGCTGCAGCGGATTGGGAATCAGGTTCAGTGTCCGAAAGAGATCCGGACCGAGGTGCAACTCGGAGCCTGGATCATTGAACACAGACTTGATGACTCGCGGTTCGTTCATTCTTGTTCTCACTTCTCACGCACGATGTCCACCATCTCGCAGCTTCCGCCCGAGCAGGCCATCGAGTGTGAGGAGACTGTCGTATCGTCGTGTTCGTACTTGGTCAGGTCGGTGAAGTCCACGATCGGGGAGGGCAGCGCGGCTGCTTGCTCGGGCGAGACTTCCTCGAACGGTGCTTGTGTGTAGATCCCTCCTGCCCGTGGCATGAAGGACAATCCCAGGACATCATCGAAGTTGTCCCAGACCCACTTGCCCACCTGCAGGAATTCCTCGTCGGAGTATGAGATGGTTGCGCTGGGGTTGTGTTCGCACCAATGCTTGGCATAGATGCGCCACAATTCAAGCTGCTGGAGTGCAGTGACATCTGCCTGCACGATTGACTGCTCGGGTGCCTTCATCGGGAACGAGAAGACAGCAGTGATCTGCGGGTTCAGGTTCTCATCCTCGACTGGCACGCCAGCGTTCTTCATCAGATCATACAGAGGATCGTGCTTGCTGATGCGCACCCGCCGGATGAAATTCCTCGCAAACCGAGGATGGATTCCACTGGCAGAGTCGCAAAGGCAGGACACAGTTCCGCTGGGCTTCACGCAGGTGATGGCTGCAGAGCGGGGAATGCCAAGCTTGTCAGCCCACTGCCCATTGACGAAGCGGGCAAGATCCCGCAACGTCTCAAGACGATGGGCCAAGCGACCCAGGCCATCACGGCCATAGGTCAAGGGGTTGTCATAGATGCCAGTAAGCGAGACACCAAGCAGTCGCTCCTCTTCGCAGTTCTCCTTCCATTCCTTGCGGAGGTAGGGGAAGTACGTCAGGCAGGATTGCAGGGTGCCCAGGATCGTGGCCATCTCAACCTTGCGCTTCAGATCAGCAAGCGTATCGTTGGGCTTGATAATTACTTCTGTCAGGTGTGTTCACGGGAGATCGTTAGGTTCCCATGGTCTGTTGAATCCAGGCAGCAAATGCACGTAATTCGTCGGGGCTGGCCGAGCCTTTCATGGCATTGGCAAGCTGGGAGATGACCCAGACATTACCCGGCACGTACCCAAGCGACGGTATGATTCTGTCTAGCGAGGGACTGTCCTTGAAAGCCCCCGGTGCGCCTCGATGGACCACCAGAGGAATCCCAAGAATCGGGCATCTCGGTGGGATCACAATATCCTCTAGGGAGATCGTGCACATAATCCCACGCTGCTTTGCCCTTTGTCGTGCTCGCTGCAGCATCTTGTACTCTGGGCGCTTTGCCTTGACACGCCGTGTGTTGCAAAGCCCACAGATTGTCATTGTCCTGTTGGTGCGCTCGAAGATAGAGCGGCACGCAGTGCATTGCCGATACTTGTGTCCGATCCAGAAACCCTCTCGATTCACATGTCCGGGCTCTGGGAGAAACTTGTTTGGATCCATGCAGCCATCCTTTCAGGCTGCCTAGACTCCTGCATGTTACCATGCAGCTCAGACTATATCATCACCTTGGAGGGTGTCGTGCGCTTCGGGCCACTTGGCCCTACTCCCTTGCGGGATAGTCGTTGAGCCTTCCTGCCTTGCGGCAGGCTTGGTTGCTGATTGTCCACATAGTGGAGTTCCCAGCAGTTCACACGATTTGAGAACCTCGTAAGTTCAAGGTTGCAGAATTGTTGCGGACGGAGGATGATCTCCCCACAGGGATTGGTCCCGAACTTGTGGTCAGGGTCCCGTCCGATGGCCTGGCACTTGGACTTCGCGGCCTCACGGTTGAAGATGCCACGCTCTCCGGAGTGCGACCGATAGAGGTTGTTCCATTCATCCAGGAACTGCCCAAATGAGGGGCGACCATCATAGACAGCAGAGTTGTTGCTGAGCTGCCGGTGCCCATACTGCTCCCACCAAGCGCCACTCTTGCAAGTAGCGATGGCATGATCGCTCAGGTCGCTGAGCGAGATGCGAGCCGATCGGCGCACACCACCAGCCATGACGGCATTGGCAGTGACGTTCTCCAGATCCAGGACATCAAGCGGAGTCAGTCGTTTTCGCTCGTATGCAAGGCGCGCGACGTACTTGAAGACATCCTCCAGCGGGCCAGGCCCAGAGGCTCGGCCACCAAAGGTATTCAATCGCGCTCCTGCAGGTCGTACCAGACTCAGGTCCCACTTGGGGTGTCGACGCTCGAACAGCATCAACGACAGCAGGTTCTTGAAGCTGTCTGCCCAACCTTCCTTGGAATCTGGGACTTGGACCATTGTCAGAGGATCCCGATGCATTTCCTTCGGATCCTTGAGAGGCTCTCCAAGAAGCCCCAAGCAATCTTGCTCGACAGAGGAACCGACGCCTGTCCCATTCATCAGGATGTGCATCTGTTCCGCCAGCGCCACTGGCGAGTCTGTCTGCATGTAGGCGCAGTTGTAGGCTGCGACATTGTCCCTATCGACGGCAGGACCTGCGGTCATCAGGAGACGCATGCTGGGCATGACCTCCAAATTCAGCACGGCCTGCTTGATGTCGGTGCGGGGCTTGACGCTGGGGAACCGATTGCTCAACCAATTCCACCAGCGGTCAACGGTCTCGGGCCATGTTTCACGACGGCCCAGTTCGGGCAGCCACTTCGCATAGCGCGAGACCGCTATAAAGGATTGGAACGTGTTCAATTCTACGCCTCAATGAGAGGTGATCATAGGTAGGGCCTGTGTTCTCGATCCCCATCGCGCAATCCGCCACCATTGAGGCAGCCCTGGGCGCTGGGGACCCTTTGGATTCTTCGTCTCAGAGTTGAGAATGAGAGGCGTTATAGGGTTGGTTATTCAAAACCAGGGGGAGTCCAGAGCTTGATACCGCCCTTTCGCGTCCATTCCCCCTTCCGCAGGATCCGGACACACCGTGCCATCGAGAGCGCATAGTCGTAGCTCAGCCCTGCCTGCTCATAGGAAGCCAGCACCGCATTCGTCCAGTTCTGCGGGGCAGTCTGCAACAGCACCTTGTTCTCGGCTGTCTTGGGTCCCATCTTGGGGATGCCCTTGAGCCCGTCCGTGCTGTCCCCCATGAGCCACTGTCGATGGAAGTTCCAACTGGCCCGGAGTTCAGAGATCTCCCAGGGATCCTCATTCTTGTCGGGGTTCCAGTGGTACCCAGGAACCTGCAGGAGATCCTTGTCGATCGTCACAGCGATAGCCGTCTTAGACGAGGCAGCAATCCCCAAGAGATCGTCCGCCTCCAGCCCCGGTTCCATGATGCAGTTGTACCGATCCTGCATCATCTTCTTGAGGTACTTCAGTGCTCGGGGCGGATCAGTCCGTCCGATCTTGTAATCTGGGAACAACTCACGCCGGAACCCCTCGTCCCGCGAGCAACTAAAGGCCAGCACAAGATCCTTCATGGCGTAGCCCTTGGGGGTCCACTCCTCCAGCTTCTCCTCGACTGCCCCCTTAGCCATGTCGAGACCCTCGGTCTCCAGGACATAGGCCAGCTGGTGTGCAATGATGTCTGCGTCAATCACAATCTTCATTCATGTTCCTAGCGTTCTTGTAGGTGTAGCGATCCACGGTGCCTCGGGCAAATCCGCTTGCGATGCACTCATCCACAAAGGATCGCTGCATGAGTCGCTGGGGTACTCGGTAGTCCATGTTGAAGGCATGGATGAAGGGGTTGTTGGGAGAGAGCAGGATGTCTCCCGGGTATTCCCAAACGCCCAGGAAATCCTGGAGCCGCTTCTCGACTCGATCGACATCCCCGTTATTGGAGATCCCATGCATGATCTTGGTCATGTTGCCAAAGCAGAGTACCGGCTGTCGGTCCAGATACTGGCGATCAATGGAATTCGCCATGGCTTCTGACTCATGCTGCCGGAACTCTCCTGTCGGGTCGGGAAGATTGGTGCGATGGACGTGAATCACAAGGCCACCCATTTCCTGGATTGCCTGCACTTCATTGGGATACCGGCAGTCTTCTGCGATGTAGACGACCCGACCCTCACTATCATGCAGCAATCCATCACGGACCTGAGCAGCCCAGATCTTGACCCAGTAATCATGGTCCTCGGCTCGCTTGGTGGCGCCAATCAGCTGACACTCCGAGCGATAGAGCTCAAGATCCTTTTCCTTCATCTCCTCAACAGAGGCATAGCCATGCTTCGTGATTACGGCCTTACGGATTGGATCGGCAAAGCTTCGGATGCGGGGCCAGTACCCAGCGTCATACAGGATCTTCGCCAGGGCCTTGGCACAGGTGCTCTTTCCGGATAGAGCCTTGCCAGAGAATGCGACAACAGATGGAAGAGAACTCATGCAGGATGGTGCTCCACTTGGGTGCAGAGGTAAGGTGGACAGTCGGCAAGCTGGTCCCATGGAGTCTGTGCATCAAGGGCCGTTGTCCTGCAGCCTACAAACGCAGCTGTCTGACGGACTGCCTTGCTGCAGCTGTCTGGCTCACGGGAAGAGAGACCTAAGAACCAGCAGATTGCCTGCCACGTGCGCGGCACAAGACTCATGTTCAGGTGCTCGGCGATATGCCATGGCTCTTCGATGGTGGTAAAGCCCATGGATAATGGCATCGCAGCAATGAACTTGTGGGATCGGCGATAGATCGAAGTACGCACGACTCGAATCGGGAGGTCCTCAAGCCCTAGACAGAGCACAACATCGATGTTCCCATCCCAGTCCTGCCAGCGGGTCACCACATGGGTTGGCCTGCCTTTTCCCGCGAGCCAGCCAAGCAGCCAGCCTCGCCAACCCTTGGTGTATCGGTACCACTCGACGCTGACTTTCCAGGCGCTCAGAGCCATACACGCCTCCGGGCCTCTCGCTTGACCCATTCCATGTCAGGAGGCACACCACGCAGGGAGATCATGAACACATGAGGCAGGTCCATGGTGGCTGTAAGCTGCCACGTCTCGATGTTCTCGATGACTGTATCAGTTACATCGGCTATAGTCAGGCTTTCCAAAAGCCCAAGCTCCTTGAGGAAAGACTTGAGGAGCGTCAGTTCCCTCGCCGATTGCACCGACATCAGGACAGGGAGAGTAAGATCCATCTGCACAATCTCGGACAACGGCAGTCTCATAGTAGATCTCCAGATTGAGGGCAATAGCCAGCGCATGCTCGGCTCGGGCGCCAAGGGAGGCCTCCCAGCCCTTGAGCATGTAGATGGCATCTGAGTTGCAGACAAGCATGCAGTCACGCTGCAGGCACTGCCTGACGTAGGCCTTTTGGGTCTGCTCATCCAGCCCTGCGAACTTCTCAGCATCGATTCCAGACTGGCGATCCATGTCCACCGGGGACAGTGGTGACCAGCCAAGCGATGCCAAGCGCTTGTAGGCAGCGTCGAAGGCAGGGAAGTTGAGCAGCGGCTTGCCACGCATCGGACCAGCAATGTAGATATGTCGTTCGTGTCTCAATGGGTCTCACTCCAGTTGTCGCCAATCTTGGGGTCTCCGTCCAGAGGACAGGTGAACCCAAGGATATCACCGGCATCAGCGATAGACTGACGCAGGATCTCGGCTGCTTCTGTGGCGATGTCAGGGGCAGCGCATCCTTGGATCTCATCATGAACAATGGCAAACAGCTGCCACTTGTTTCTAGGGAACTTGGCTGACAGTCGCTCATGTGCCAGGCAGAGTGCCTTCTTCATGACGATTGCACCATTGCCCTGCAACTTGTAGTTCAGGGCCTTGTGCGTCGGCTTTCTCCAACGCTCTCGCTTTGCGTCGAATACGAATGGAGGTGCAACACGCCGTCCATCGATCAACTCCACAGACCCAGAGGACTCCAGCTCCTGCTGGGCCGCTTCGTTCATTTGCTTGATCTGTGGATTGGCTGCAAAGTACTTTGCCTTGATGAAGGCACCGACGGCAGCGCATCGACATCCTGGATGACATGGGCGCGCAGGGCACTTGCAGTGCTGGCCCACGATCTCTCCAGTGCGGCGATCACCAGCGCTATACAGCAGGCCTCCATAGAACAGGGTCTTGGCAGTGTTGCGATCCGCCACCCACTTGGGGAACAACTTCCAGGTTTCTGTGTGCATGTCGCCATGCAGCAGCTTGTCCCGGAACACGCCATTGTCAAATGGGTAGGCAGCGTGGGCTGCCATGCGTCCCTCAAGACCCTTGGCATCGCAGCCGATCATCTTCATTCCCTTGATCGGGATGAAGAGCCTACGCATGGCAGGATCCTTGTCGATCTGCTGGATGTTTGGGTCGCTGCTGCTCATGCGGGAGGTGGCTGCACGCAGGGTATTGAACGTCGGATGCAGGCGCCCATCATTGGATGCCTCCACCCGCGACAGCCATGCATCCAGGTATCCCAGCTTCTTCTGGACATCAAAGGCTTCCACCAGAAGCTTAGCCTCAGGGAAATCCAGCTGGCTCAGGACTTCCTCATCGACACTGGGGTTTCCCTTCTCTGTCGTTGGGGCTATCCAGCCATACTTCGACTTCAGCCGCGAGGCAATCATGAGTCGAGACCCTGGATTGAAGGTCTCGATCCGTGGCTTCAGTGGTTTCCCGGTCTTCTCAGAGACACGCTCATGCGTGATCGGCGGGAAGGACCGACACAGCTCATCGGTGATCTCGGCATGGCGAATGCTCAGGGTCTTCTGAAGATCAAGGGCATGCGTCACATCGAAAGGGAATCCCATGCATGTCATCTCGGCGCAGATGCGTGCCGTGTCATGTTCCAGCTTCATGGCTGGTCCGAGATTCCTGGCCTTGATGAGCGGATTCACCACATGGAATACACGGGTAGTGAGCCGCACGTCGTTGATGCAGTACTCCTTCATCTTCGGAGTAAAGGCTGTCCAGTCGTTGAACTCCTGCTTGGGGAACTTCAGCTTCACGCCCCACGCTTCCAGAGACAGGCTCGGCTGCCCGTTGCGCTTACGCAGCGGGAACTTGTGTGACTGGGGTGGCCCATAGATCAACTGACTGGCGATCAGCGTGTCATAGGCCTTGACGTTGATCTTGCCATAGAGTCGCTCCAGCACTGGTAGATCGTACTGCACGATGTTGTGGCCGATCAGGACAGTTGCAGTCCGGAGCAGCTCGACTCCCTTGGCGATCTTGTCCGGACCAAAGAACCATTCTTCCTTGGTGTTCACGTCCTGGATTGCAAGGCACCAGACCTTGGACGCTGGGGGCACTGGAGTCTTGCGATCCATTGTCCATGACAACAGACCGAGAGCCTCGATGTCGAATGCTAAGAGCTTAGGTTTCTGCAATCAGGCCTCCATAATCCCACTCGTTCTGCAGGTATACCAGTGCGGCCTCCACCATGAACTGAACGGCGGGAATCTCATTCAGCATATCAGGGTGCCTTACATAGAAGTGGAAAGGAGGATCACATGTCTCATTGATACCAAAGGCTCTCAGTACTCTAATTGCATCTTCAGCATCCCGAAACAGTGCCTTGAGGATTGGATTTCCACAGTCTGGCATTAGGCCTTCCACTCAATGAAGGGGAGATTAGCATCCTCGCCTGCAGCAAATGCTTTCTCGACCTCGCCCAGGAGTCGCTTGAGCTGGCCCTGACGATTCATGAACGTCGGGTCATCGCACAGTGCTTGATGCAGCCAGTAGTCCATGCAGACCAAGAGACCATCGACAATGAACTCGACACGTCGTAAGACGTATCTCTCAACGCGCGTCTGCTTCAGAACCATGTCATGAGAGACCGGGGACATGAACCACATGGGACTGGAGTAGCAATAGACATCGAAGAAGTCACCATCGCAAGCTACTCGCTGTCCTGCTAAGGTGCCACCATAGCACAGTAATGGCGTCGTTGTCGTCGGGTCACTCTTCGGCTTACTCATCTTGCTCATCAGTTGGTTCCTCCACTTCATCAAAGGCTGGTGATAGCACGACATCCCCTTCGCCATCGACGGCAAACGGAATGTCAGTCAGTCGTCCGGTCTGTTGGTCATAGTAGAGACATGCCGCAATTCCCTTACGGCCTGTCAAACGGTTCTTGAGGACACGGACGATCGTCGTGTTACGCATGCGTTCATCTGGATCTTGCCCGTTACGTTCCAAGGCAATGACCGTATTTGGGACAGAGCTCAAGGAGCCTGAACCACGAAGATCCTGTAGAGTGATGCGATCCCCTTCCTCAAACGACTTGGTGGTCTTCTTGAGTTGGGAGACGATATCGACCCGAACCTGGGTTCTGGCAATCAAGGAACGCAGGCGCTTCATGACGCTATCGATGATGAGCCGCTCACCACCTTGGCTGTCTTCCTCCATGGCATTGGCGGCCATGATTCCGATTGCCGTGGCTGTGATGTGGTCCAGCATGATAACATCTACGCCAAGGCCGCATGCCATGAACTCCATGCGATCAACGATGTTCGCCATGGCATTGTTGCCCATGTGATCATAGATGAACAGGTTGGTGTCCTTGAGCATGGCCTGGGCCTCGAAGTATTCCTCATCAGTGAGGTCATCGATGATGCCGATATCCAACGGAGGCTTGTCCAGTTGGGTACGCAGTTGGTTCATCAGCCGCATGGACTGGATCTGACGCACTGGCTTACTGATGATCAGGGACACCAAGTCGTCGATGGTCTCCCTTGGGGATTCCTCCAGCATGATGAGACCGACCTTGCGTCCCTCATTCAGGTGATGGATCGCAAGCTCCTTGAGGAACGTGGTCTTACCACAGCCAGTGCCGCTGCAGTACAGCGTCATTTCTCCGGATCGCTGGCCGATCAGGAACTCTGACAGGGAGTCGAAGGGGAAGGAATAGACCGTTGTCGGCAGTTCCTCGAAGCCCTTCTCGATGATGGAAGCAACGTGCAGGATCTCATCTGGCGAATAGACAGCTGCTTCCCAGCGTGCCTTGGTGATGGCCGCTGTCTCTCCATTCATCAGGCAGTCGTTCGCATCCTTGTAGGGCAGGGATGCGATCCGGATCTTCCCAGGAGGCAAGACTGTGACGACTTCCTCGACAGCCTTGCGTCCCGCGTCATCCATGTCGAACATCAGGATGATGTCCTGGAATGACGCGATGAACTCAAGGTTCCTCTTGACATCCTTGAGTGCGCTACTGGTCCCATTCGGCAGGGAGACCACAGCCCAGCGGTGATTCAAGACCTGGGAAACGGTCATCGCGTCGATCTCACCCTCGGTGATGATCAGGCACTTACCGCCCTTGCGCCACAAGCGCTGACCGAACATCTCGGTCTGCTTGTAGTTTCCCTTCCATCGGAAATCCTTGTCTGGATACCGAATGTGCTGGGCAATCATGGTGTCGCCACGGTAGTACGGAGCTACATGGACAAGACAGTCTTGCTTCTTGTCCTTGGCGATG